GGTCCTATGAAAGATGAAAAAGGTAGACCTACTAGGAAAGCCGCATCACTAAAAAGGTGGAATTGCAAATGACAAAATATTTTGAAACTATAGATGAACATACTAAACATTTAATAGATGGGGTTTCGGTGGCAACGGTTATGGGAACATTAATGAGCTGGTTACCAGCAATCGCAGCACTCTTTACTATTATATGGACTGTCATTCGTATTTATGAAACTAAAACCATACAAGGTTGGTTAAAAAAAGGTAAGTAATATGAAAGCTTTTATAGACAGAGTTTTTAAATCAAAGCAAAAAAAGCAAAAGGAGTTATTAGATGACATCACTAATACAGAAGTTATACAAGAAAATAAAGAAATACTTAGCGAACAAATTGAAACAAGTATTAAAAAGTACGTAGAAGAAGTAAAACAACACACAGATACAAAGGACGATTAAATGCCAAGTAAATCTAAAAAGCAACATAACTTAATGGCTCTAGTTGCAAACGACCCAAAAGCAGCCAAACGACTAGGTATACCAAAATCAGTAGGAGAAGAGTTTATGAAAGCAGATAAAAGTAAGAAGTTCGGATCAGGCGGATCAACAGGAGCATTAAAAGAAGTAGATGCGAGTGAAAATCCAGGATTATCAAAATTACCAACGGAGGCTAGAAATAAAATGGGATATATGAAAAAAGGTGGTATGGCAAAAAAGAAAATGAATATGGGTGGCATGGCAGACATGGCTCAAGATAAAAAGATGGCTAAAAAAGCTGTAGGCATGCATGAAAAACAACTTCATGGTGGAAAAAAGTCAGACTTAGCTAAGCTTAAATCAGGCGGTATGACTAAGATGAAAAAAGGTGGATCATGTTATTCTAAAGGTGGTCAACTCGCTAAAGCTAACGGTATTGCTGTTAAAGGTAAAACTAAAGGAAAGATGTGTTAATCATGGCAGATAAAGATAAACAACCTATAAAAGTAATTAAAGAAGGGGATATGTCTCCTGAGACTAAAGCCTTACCTGATGAAGTAGTTAAACCTCCAAAAGGTATTGGTAGTTCTGAAAAAGACATGGGCCCTGTTCCTAAAAAGCCTGTTAAGAAATTTTCAAAAGGCGGTTCTGCATCATCACGTGCTGATGGTATTGCTACTAAAGGCAAAACTAGAGGAAAAATCTGCTAATGAGACCTTCACGTGGTATGGGCGCTATAAAGAAAACTAAGATACCTAGTGCTACTGAGAATAAAATGCCTAAAGGCGTGGTTAAAAAACGCCGCGATAACACAGACTTTATTCAGTATAAAGAAGGCGGCACAGTAAATAAAGCGGGTAATTACACAAAGCCATCGCTTCGTAAAAGAATAGTATCTCAAGTAAAAGCTGCGGCAACACACGGTACAGGCGCTGGTCAATGGTCAGCCAGAAAAGCACAACTAGTAGCTAAAAAATATAAAGCTGCAGGCGGTGGATATAAGTGAGTGCATTAGCTAAACCACAACGTTCACTAAAAGCATGGGGTGAACAAAAGTGGACAACTAAGTCTGGTAAAAAGTCTAGTGAAACAGGTGAAAGATACTTACCAGAAAAAGCAATTAAAGCATTAAGCCCTCAAGAGTATGCTGCTACAACGAAGGCTAAAAGAGCAGGTAAAGCTAAAGGTAAACAGTTTGTAGCTCAACCTAAATCAATTAAACAAAAAGTAAAACCTTATAGAAGAGTTAAATAATGGTAGATAGAACCACAGGGCAGACGAGTTTTAACTTAGATTTAAATAATCTTGTTGAAGATGCATTTGAACGATGCGGACAAGAGTTACGTACTGGATATGAACTACGTACTGCACGACGTTCACTAAATCTACTTACTATTGAGTGGGCTAATCGTGGTATTAATATGTGGACTGTGGAACCTGGTCAAATTAATTTAAACCAAGGTCAAATTATGTATGCGTTGCCTACTGATACGATTGATTTGTTAGATATGGTGACTAGAACCGGTACAGGATCAAACCAACAAGATATTAATATTAACCGAATATCCGAATCTACCTACATTACGATACCTAATAAAAATGCAACGGGTCGTCCTATACAAGTGTGGATTAATAGACAGAGTGGCCAAGAGAACCCTACTGATTTGTATACAGATGGTGCAGTTACTGCAACGGCTACTACGATTAACTTAACTTCTATTGTAGGTTTAGCTCAGTTTGGCTTTATTAGATTAGATAACGAAACCATTCAATACGGTGGACTTACAACGACAACAAGTGGCTCTACAACATACTACCAACTAACTGGATGTATACGTGGTGTTAATAACACGGTGGCTGCAACACATACTACGGCTACTAGAGTATTTGTACAGAACTTACCTACAGTCAATGTATGGCCAGCACCGGATCAAAGTAATTTTTATCAGTTTGTGTATTACAGATTAAGACGAATTCAAGATGCAGGTAGCGGTATCTCAGTAGAAGATATTCCGTTTAGATTTATTCCTTGCATGGTTGCAGGGTTAGCTGCGTATTTAAGTATGAAGTTACCTAATGTGTCGCCTGATCGTATTCAGATGTTAAGAGCTGACTATGAAGCAGCGTTCCAATTAGCAGCTGACGAGGATAGAGAAAAAGCAAGCGTTAGATTTGTACCTCGTGAAATGTTTTATCACGGATAATTAAATGCCAAGTAAATACGCAAGTGCTAAGAACTCGATTGCACAATGTGACCGTTGTGGTTTTAGATATAAACTAACGCAATTAAAACGCTTAGTTATAAAGACAAAAAATGTTAATATACTTGTATGCCCAGAATGTTGGGAACCGGATCAACCACAGTTAAGCTTAGGCCTATACCCAGTTAATGATCCGCAAGCAGTGCGTAACCCAAGACCTGATAGTCCTAGTTATTATCAGTCAGGTTTAAACGGCTTACAAACGGATGAAACAACAGGAACTTCTACATCACAAACAGGTGTTCCGTTGATGGGTAGTAGAATAATACAATGGGGCTGGAATCCAGTAGGTGGCGCTAGTTATTTCGATGCACCATTAACACCTAATGACTTAGTAGGAACAAGTGTACTAGGTGATGTAACAATATCAATATCTTAAGGAGAAACAAAATGGCATTTAAATCAGGCGCAGACGGTATTACTAAACAAGGTAAAACTAAAGGTCGTAACTTAGGTGACGACGGAGCTAAAGTAGGTATCGAAAAAGGCCCTAAACATGCAGGTTCTAAAGGCGGTAAAAAGAACATTGACATGAAAACTATGGGTCGTGGTATGGCTAAAATTGCAGCACAGAAAAAAGGATAAATATCATGGCAGAATATAAACAACCCATCGTTGTACCCAATGCAGACATTGGCTTTTCTCAAGACCCTAACAAGTTAAAAGCTCAAGACTTAGATCAAAGTACAGGTAGACAACGTGTAAGCGCAGGTGATCCAGCGTCTAAGAAAATTAATAGACATGGTGAACTTGAAACTCGTGGTAATGGTGCAGCAACTAAAGGCCGTAAAGCTCGAGGCCCGATGGCGTAATCATGGCTTTAAATTATTCTCAGCTTGTTGTTCAAATACAGGACTACACAGAAAATACGTTTACAACAACGGATATGAATAACTTTATCCGCCAAGCAGAACAACGTATCTATAATACTGTACAACTTCCTGCATTAAGAAAAAACGTAACAGGAACATTAAGTACCGGGAATAAATATTTAGCGATGCCCGCTGATTGGTTGGCTACGTTTAGCTTAGCTGTTATTAATCCAAGTAACGAGTATCTATATCTTTTAAACAAAGACGTAAATTTTATTAGGCAATCATTTCCTGATACTGATTCAGCTTTTTATGGTCAGCCTCAATACTATGCTGTATTTGATAACACTACGTTTATTGTAGGCCCTACACCCGATGCTGCTTATGCAGCGGAACTTCATTACTTCTACTACCCTGAATCTATTGTAACAGCAGGTACTTCATGGTTAGGTAATAACTTTGATTCTGTACTTTTATATGGTTCATTACTAGAAGCCTACACCTATATGAAGGGCGAAAAAGATGTTCTTGATAATTATAGAGCTCGTTATGATGAAGCGATGTTATTACTCAAACAATTAGGTGATGGCAAAGATAGACAGGATGCATACCGCTCAGGTCAAGTTAGATACCCAGTTCAATAAAGGAAACTAAATTGGCAATCGGACAAACACTAGCAACAAGTTTTAAAGTTGAAATCTTAGATGGTATACATAATTTTGGTGT